AAAAAAAAAAAATAAAAAAAATATAATAAACGTAGTGCATACTACTACACTTTTCAATTTTTGGCGTCATAGAGCCATTGGGAACTTCTCGCCAGGGGTCACTTTTTTTCTGAATCGAAATTTCTCTTTATAGAGCATTTTTCATTTAAACCCACTTTATAAACGCAATGAAATAAAAAAAACCCGTAACCATTTATCGATTACGGGTTTCATTTTGTGAAATAAATATTAGGCTTGTTTTTCTTGTTCAGCTTGAATCTTAAGTTGGTAATTAACGGCTTCTGTCATTAGTTGCGGATGTTTTTTAGCAAGTTCATTAATGTGTTTACAGCCCTTACTACGAGCAAACTCGTTTAATAGTGCTATTGCTGATTTTGGTCGACTTGCACCAGCTCCACCTGGACGGGCTTTTCTTGCTTCAGCTATAACTTTTTGTTCTAATGCACCTTTAAACAATTCATCAAAAATTTCAGGTGAGCCCTTCCAGCTTTTAGCAAGTTCTGCCTTGTCAAACCACGTAAATTCAAATGGAAATTCTTTCTTTGGTTCATTACCTTTAGCCTTCAACGTTGCCAGTCCAGTATACACGCCATTGCCTTTATAGATTGTGTTTCCTTTTCTTTCGCCTACTTTCATTTTACCTACCTCCACTTTTAATTTAGTACAATCTTTTTAGATTGTAGTAACATTATACCATGTTATCCAAAAATTGTCAATCCCCTAACGTATTAATATTACTAACATAACCGTTTTCAAACTCTTTTTCAATCTCGGATTTTACATTAAACTTACGTGTTAGGTTTTCTATCTCATCCAAAAATTGAAGTCGGTTCTCTTGCCTAACATCAACTAATTCTGCTTGTTTCTTATAACTCATTTTTTAATTCTCCTTTTTGATTTGGTATAAGGATGCCCATTCCTCCTCCTCAGTATCAAACTTTACGTTATAAAAGAGCAAATAGGTGGGCTTCCCTTTAGGGAAACTTTCTGCTTCTTCCCATTCAGGGGAGCCTGCAGCTCCGTTGGTGTATACATGGATAACATCGCCAACGATAGCTCCGTTGATATCGAGGAGTAATTGTCCCTCTTCTCGCCAGCCATTCTGCCATTTATGGGTACGGGTATAGGACTCAACGTCTGAAACATCAATTTTCCCCTTATATTCTACATCAGAGAATCCATACACAAAGGGAACGTAACTTTTAACCTTTTCTAATAATTTCGTTCTTTTCATTGTTTTTACTCCTTTTTAATTAAGGTAAACCCTCGAGACAATGGCTTGAGGGTTTACACCATTTACCAAAGAATATCGTCAAGCTCCATTTGAAGCTCGTTTATATTCTCTGATTCCCCTAAAAACACAAACAACTTCTCTTGACCAAAACCCGTATCTTGTGTTTCAGTTGTTTCGGTAACGTCCACACTCCATTTTTTGGCTGACCATGCTATTTGTTCTTTGGCCTGCCAGTCGTAATAGTGCCTATTGTCAGGATTCACCAAAACCCACGCTTTTCTTTGTTCTTTCATTTTAACTCTCTCCTTTACGCTTGTTATTTGTTGCTTTAATAGAAGTGACCTTGACACAAGTTAACACAATCCTTTAGTCCAGTCTTGATATTCACCACCTTTCTTATACCTTTCAATAAATTCATGGCAATTCTTCCATGAATGAGAAACAAACACCACCTTATCATAGAAGTAAATTTTTATCTCTTTGTATAGTTTAAAATCTGGGTGTCTATGATAGTAAGTGACTGAGTATTGAAACTTTCCCCAATGGTTTTCTGATAGTCTTGTTAAAGTCTCCACCAGTTTCTTTTTGTAGTTGCTTTTCATTTTTGTTCTCACTCCTTAAAACGTATTCAATGTTATTGTAAGATAACACTGTAACTATAGCGTAACATAAGGTAACCATATTGTCAAGCCCTTATTAGAAATATTTTTAAATCTTTTTTCAAACCCGTGAACAATTGACCTTGCCGCAATGCCCACAGATTCGCCATAGGTTAAGTCGGTATGCTTATGTAATAGATATGTATCGGAATTTAATTTTAAAGCAATGGCACCCATATAATGGGGCAATGGCGCAAGATTATCTTTTGGGTTTAAGTTGTGGTTTTGGGTATGGTTTATCTTTGGGGCAAAGTCGTTGAAAATGAGAATTATTTGGTAAAAATTTTTGAAAACTTGTTTTCTTAAGTCTGGGAAAAAGGGTGGTCAAGCCCCACCCCCACCCCGCACGCACGCTAACAATAACCTCCCCATCTCTACGACCCCAAAACTATTTTGAAATAAATTTTCACGTAAGTACATACCCAATAAAACAATTTTTCAAAAACGTTGCAACAAACCACAAAACGGTTTAAACTAAAGCCACAAACCACAAAACGGTTTCGAAACGTTCAATTATTGAACATTTAACAAACCACAAAGCGGTTTGAAAGTAAAACGGTTTTACCGTTAGTATATCAAACCGTAGTATGGTTCTTAAGAAGGGAGAAAATGTGCCTAATCCTAAACCTATTTCAGAACTCGCCGAGTCAACACGAAAACAAGAGATATCACGGTTCAAGGCTGTCCACGAACTAATAATGAGGCTTTTGCTCGCTGGGCATACCCAAAAGCACATCTCTGAGGTAACTGGGCTATCCAACAGCAGATTGAGCCGTATTATAAACTCACCACTCTTTCAATTAGCTTACATCGGTTACAAGGACAGAATAATGAAGAAGACCTCAGATAACGTAGCCGCTGACCCCGTCCGAAACTCTGTAACTGAAGCTCAAGTTAAAGCCATCAACAAAATAATCGAGTTAATGGACGACGAACAAACCAGTCGTAACACGCAACTCTTGGCGGCAAAGCACATTCTTGACCTCGGCGGCCACAATGTAAAACAGGAGATAAACCTAACTACTGGAGTACAAGTCACCCTAAAGGAAAAAACCTACGACGACGATGACGATAAAACAAAAGGCGATGAGATAGATGCCGATAGAGAAGCTTGAGATAGAACTTCCCTACAACTATCAAGAATATAAATGGGAAATTCCGATGGTCAAGGCTTTTCTACAGAATAAAGAATTGTGGTTAAATCTCCATCGGCGGGCGGGCAAAGACCTATTCTGCTTTTGCAGAGTTCTGTTGCCCACCGCACTTAAGCACCCTGGCACATACCATTACATATGGCCTACTCTAAAGCAAGGGCGAGACTCATTTTGGGAAGGGAAAGACGAAGAAGGCAAGGACATACTTTCCCACTATATCCCGAAAGCACTTATTTTGAAGAGAGACAACCAAGATATGAAGTTAACCGTGAACGCTGTTGGCGGTACTTCCACTATCCAGGTTTTTGGTACGAACAACGGTCAATTTGAGGCTCTGCGTGGGAAACCAGGCAACGGCGCAGTCTTCAGCGAGTGGGCATACCAAGACCCAAGAGGCTATGATGTTGTCTCACCGATGTTACGAAAGACCAAAGGCTTTGTTGTGTTTGCGTCAACACCGAACGGTCACAATCATTTCTATGATGGTTATCTTCGGGCGCAAAACAATCCTAAGTGTTTCGCTATAACTAAAACAGTAAAGGATACCTACGACCATAACGGTAACCCCTTAATTACCGAAGAAGATATCGAAGATGAGTATAACAGGGGGAAAAGCGAAGACTTTGTACAACAAGAATACTTTTGTAGTTTTAACCAAGGTGTTGAGGGGGCATACTTAGGGCGCCAACTTCAGGTTGCACGAGACGAAGGGCGTATAGGAGAGTATCAATACGACGAAAACACTTACGTACACACCGCTTGGGACTTGGGTGTGGCTGACTTTATGTCAATACTATTCTACCAAATAATAGGAAACAAGGTGGTTATAATAGACTATTACGAGAATTCTGGGTACTCGTTTTTACATTATGCTCAAGTATTACAACAAAAGGGTTATTTCTACGGTCGTCACGTCGCTCCTCACGATATAATGGTTAGAGAGATGGGTGGTAGTGAGGAACGGGCTATTTCACGGTTAGATAAAGCTCGAGACGTAGGAGTTGATTTTGAGATTTTACCTAAATGCTCGTTTGAGACGAGTGTAGAGAATGCCCGAGCGGTAACTCGGCGGGTATATTTCAACAGTGAAAAGTGTGGTACGTTACTTACCCATCTGGAGCAGTGGGGAAGAGTATTTAACCAGACCGCACAAGCATATAGCGACAGTGAGCGCCACGATATCCACAGTCATGCTGGTGCCGCATATAGATACATGGCAACGGCTGTAACAGAAAACGTATACAATCCTATTCAACAGTGGTCACAAAACGATGATATAGCGTATATAGGTAGACTATCTGACCCTTATTCAGGGTTGTAGGAGACATAAATGGAAAACGACAAAAGTACATTTGAAATACTGCGAAAAGGGGATGCTTTAACAAAATTTGTTTTAGGTAGATTTGAATACTCTAAGCAAAACATGATGGCACGGCAAGAACAGTGGCGCTCTTTCTACGATGACTATCGAGGAACTCGCCTACCTAACAAAGAACCTTGGCAATCAAATTATATTATACCATGTCTTAAAGAAAGTGTTAGAACTATCGTACCTATTTACATGAACGTACTCTTAGCCAACGGTTTAAAGTCATTCGAGATTGTACCAGGAGAACCAGAAGACGAGATAATGGCACCACTCCTTAAGGATGTTATAACCTACCAGCTTAACTGTGTTGGTAAAGGTATAGGTGGATTTTACTCTGCAGTCGAAGGGTTTATGAAACAGTTTGAGATTTATGGTTATTCTGCGGTTAAAGTCCCTTGGAGGGACGTTACAGTAAATGAAAAGATTGTATACAGCGGCCCCGATGTAGATGTAGTAGATATATTTAACTTTTATCCCGACCCAGGAGCTTTAAATGTTTGGGACAGTTGGGTAATTGTACGAAAGCCAAGGATATATATCTCAATGCTTAAGCAACTGGAGAAAAGTGGGGTATATAAAGACATCTCGGCGCTCAAGAACAGTGAAATACCAACGGAGCCGTTTGATATAGAAACTTTCGGCGCTGATATAGAGGATAAAGTAGAGCTTTTAGAGTATCATGGTGAAGTACCTAAGAGTTTGTTGGAGGGAGAAGCTGATGATATTGCTGATGTAGACCCCTACGATGATGATTATGTTAAAGCTCTCATTGTAATTGCGAATAGAAAGGTTTGTATACGGCGAAAGGTACATCCGTATAAGGTCTCTACAATTTTTGTCGATGCCTCCCGAGATAAGATGCCCAATGAGCACTTCGGCACAGGTTCTGGTGAAGATATCCAGGCAATGGCACGTGAATTAACTAATGCCCACAACAAACTATTTGACTGTGTAAATCTAATAGCTAATCCTATGGGCGCCATGAACCCCGCTAAAATGGCTGGCATTACCAGCGGTGTAATATTATCGCATCCTGGTAAAATGTTTATGACTAACCCTAACGTACAAAACGTTGATGATGCAATGAAGTTCTTTAATATGACTGCACAAGCAGGAGCGTTAAGTCCTTTAGCAGCAATTATTCAGTCACTCGATGACCGCATACAAAAGGTAACTCAAGCTGTACCTGTAATTGCCGCCATGCCAAACAAGAAAGGTTTACCTGAGACCTTAGGCGCAACCCTTATGATGCAGGGCAACGCCACCGAACCTATAAAACATACCGTTAAACATCATTTGGAGCCATGGTTTCAGAGGATATTAGAGGTTTTCTATAAGTTAGACCTTCAGTTGTTCAAGGAAGAGTCTGCCTATAGAGTTTTAGGCGCCGAAAAAGGGCGTAGGTGGGTAGAGGAGAAAAAGCGTAAGGTAATTTTAAAAGAAGATATTGCGATGGTCGGCAATCCAGATTTCTTACCGAGAGGTGTAACAATATTTAATGAGCGCCAACAAGAAATCGAAAACCTTATAAGGTTCCTCCAAGTAGCACAAGGTGCTGTGATACCACAAACTGATGTTAAAGGTGACCCATTGTTGGGGCCTGATGGACAACCAGTAATGGTGCCTGCCGCAGACATGGGTGCAATAATAAAGCGTATTGCTGAGAAGCAAAGCTTTGAGGATGTGGAAGAAATAGTGCCATCGCTTAGGGTTACACGAGAGCGTAAGGAAGCAGCAGTTAGAACACGAGCAAGAGAGCAACAACCTGCGGGGCAACAACAGATGATGGGGCAGCAAATGGGAGGACAACAGATGTGAGTACACAAGACTATTTAGTAGCAATAGACCTATCACAGCAAATCACTGAGACGGTCAACACCAGAGGGTGGGCAGTAATACTAAGTTATTTAGATGCCCAAAAGGATATAGCTAAAGACTCTCTTATGACTGCAGTTGAACTTAATGAGTTCTATCGCTTACAAGCACGAGTAAATGCGATAGAGGAGCTCACTAATGAACTGAAGGTAATAGGAGATGCTGGTGACGACGCCATAAAGGTTTTGCGTAGTGCGGGTCTACACATAAAATAAAAAAGGAGTAACAAGCTATGGCTGATGAAAAAGTCAATAACCAAGAAGTGCAGGCTCCTGTTGAAGAGACAGGAACAACCAGCACGATGGCTGGCGGAACAGAAGACTATAGCTCTTTATCGGACGAGCAACTCGAAGCAGTTGTTAAGAGCATAGGTCAAACAGTAGCTAAACCAGAGGAAGAGGTAGTATCTGAAGAACCATCTAAACCAGATGAAACAGTAGAAGTAGAACGAGAACTTCCTGAAAACTTAAAGGGTAAAACTCTTGAAGAAGTTGTGGATATGTACTTGAACTTACAAAAGCTCCACGGCGCTCATGCTAATGAATTAGGGGAACTTCGAAGGTTCAAGCAAGAGCAAGAGGAGTTGGAACGACAGGCAGAACAATATCAACTCAATCCAATAGTAGAAGAAATTACACGAGAAATTAAAGACATGTCACAAGAGGAAAAGGATGCATTTTTAATTAAGCTTAGTGAAAATCCAGTAGATACAATAGGTTCTGTCGTAAAGCAACAGTTATTTCCACTCTTAGTACAACAAGCTAAATATATCCATGAGAGGAAGGTTCAAGAGTTAAAAGAGTCTACTAAAAATTCTTTAGTGCCTTACAATGAAAAAGAGATAAACAAAATTATTAAATCATACAACAAAAATGGTAGAAATGAACTGTTTGATAAATATGGCTCTGGTGCTTTTGATGTTGCTTATGATATTTATTTTAAGAATAATGTCGAAGCAGCAGTACAAAAGAAACTGGAGGAAAGTAAGAAGGGAGAAACTATGAAAAAGCAAAACCCAGACTTGTATGTAGAACCACCTTCGGTTTCAACAAGGGCTTCTTCGACAGGAGGAACCCCAGACTTCTCTAAGGTAAAAGATAATGACTTAGCGAAGATGTTAGGAGCTCCTCCATTAGCAGAAAACTAAAACATAAAACTAAAGTATAAGGAGCTGAATTACAGTGTCTACATTAACAACTACAACTACTATGTCTGCGGCGATGAAGGAGTACTATGATAGACAACTATTGTACTCGGCACGTCCAGCTATGGTAGCAGAACAATTTGCAGATAAATCGGTGGATATACCTTTACACGAAGGTCAAACCATTAACTTTCAGCGGTATGTTCCATTAGAAGTAATAGAAGATACAATTGCAGAAGGGGAAGACCCCGATTATGTGGAGTTAGAAGTTGTCAGGCTCGCAGCAACACTTGCGAAATATGGAACGAGTGTTAGAATGACTGAGGAGCTTGACTTAACTTCGTTTTGTCAACCGTTAGCTAACCGAGTTAAAGAGTTAGGGTTTAACTTGGGGCAGTCCGTCAACCGTTTATATCGCAAGGCGATGGCGATGGGTATGTACCCAATGCGTGTGGATGCAGATAGTACCTACGAGCAACATGTAACCTCGACAGGTTCTCCTACAACCACAACGATAGCCTCTTCTACTTTAACTCAAGACGACCACTTTTGGGTAGATGGAACCATTGTATTTACCAGCGGTCAAAATAAGGGGTTATCGGGGCATGTCACCGCATTCACCGCAAGTAGTGACACAGTTACTTTTACTCCAGCATTAAACGAAGCTTGTGACGCAGGGGATACCTTTAAGATTGTAACATCAACTGGTATAACTTCAGCTGATGTGGTAACAGCTTCTGCGGTTGAGAAAGCGGTTGCCTTTCTTAAATCCCAAAATGCCCCAAAGTATGATGGTCAGTACTACATCGGTATAATGAGTCCATTCGTACAATACGACTTCATGCAGGACTCTGCCTGGATTAATGCCTCACACTACGGCGCACCCGAACAGTTGTTTAAGGGCGAAGTAGGAAGATGGGGTGGAGTACGATGGATTGAGGATACCGAGATGTGGACGGAAACCGCCGCAGATGGAACAGCATATAATAGCCATGATATCGGTATTGGAAAGTACGTAGCCAATGGCGCAGTTACTCATACCCCAATTTTTGGTAAGTACTGCTATGCTGGTATTAGATTAGAGAGTGTCCCTGACAAGTTGATTGTAAAGATTCCAGGGCCAAACGATACGTCTAACCCAATTAACGCTTGGAGTGTTGCGTCTTGGAGGATTTACTTTGTAGCTAAAGTTCTAAACTCATTGTTTGGGGTCTCTTTAATTAGTGGGGCAACCAGTATAACTTAATAGAAAATGAAGTTTAGGATTGGGTAGGGGCGTAAAAACTCCTACCCTCTTACAAAAGGAGACACATAAAAATGTCTACAACTATAACAAAAGCAATTGGTGAGGGTTTCGACAAGAACGCTATTTATGCAGCATTAGCTTATGATGAAGATGACCACTTTGGTGGGTATCAAATCAAAAGCGTTTGTCTAAACTCTACATATAAACTCTACTTTAGAGATACCTCGCAATATATCTATTCCTCAGCTGCTTCAACCCTCGATATTGTTGCTGCAACTGTTGCAATTACTGGAGATTTAACTGTATCGGGAAGTATTACCTACGGCGCCACTGAGGTTCCAGTCGCAACGGGATATATGGGAACATTGACTGTTGGTGTAAATGGAACTGGTTATGATGTTACCTTCTACGGTGATACCTCAGGTTATTACTGGAAGTGGGATCAAGACGCCGATACCAACGGTGGAATGGTTCTTGTAGGAACTGCAGCTATTACTGGAGCTACAACTATTACTGGAGCCACCAGTATTACTGGAGCCACAACCGTAATTGGCGCTTTGACCGTAGGAGTAGATGGTACTGGACATGACATTACAGTATATGGCGATACCGCTTCTTATAGAATATTGTGGGATCAAAACGGAGATACCAACGGAGCACTATATATAGGACAGGATGAATACGGTATCATGTTTAATTTGTACGGTGATGTGACTGGGTGCGGCGTTTTTTGGGATCCCTCAGACGATACCAATGGAAAGCTCACTTTGGGTACTTCAGGTGGTTCTGCGGGTGTGGATTTACTTTGTTATGGCCACACCAACGGGAAATACTTCTTGTGGGATCAAAGTGCCGATGGTGTAGTATTAGTTGGAACTGAAACTATTACTGGAAACGTCTCAATCACTGGAGCCGTTGGAGTTGTTGGGGCGGTAACTGTTGGTGTTGATGATACTGGTCACGATGTAAAGCTCTACGGTGCGGGGACGGGGTACTACTGGCAGTGGGATCAGGACAATACCACCAACGGCGGAGTTGTGTTGGTAGGGGCGATGACCCAAACTGGTAGCTACGCTATTACTGGCAGTATTACTATGACCGCAGGAGACATTAACCTCAATCAATCTACAACTGGTGTTTATGACTTAGTTTTAACTGCCAACCAAGCTGATGCCTTAAGTATTAAGGATAGCACTGGTGATATTGTAACCTTTACTACGACCACTGGAGCATTAGCAATGAACGTGGTAGGAATATGTAATGTATCCAACACAACTGATGCTTCAGCGACAACCACCGCAGCATTGAAAACAGCGGGTGGATTGGGTGTAGCTAAAAAGGCATACATTGGCACCGATTTAGTAATGGTTGGTGGAGATATTGATTTGTCTACCGCAACGACTGGAACCTACGATCTAACCTTAAAAGCAAACCAAGCTGACGCATTAAGCATTAAAGATAGCACTGGTGATTTGATGGTGTTTACTACAACCACCGATGGTAAAGCAATCGCAATCCCAGCGGTACTTGGAGTGTCTGGTGTAACAACGTTCACTGGAAATGTAAATGCTGGAGTAGATGGTACTGGCGTGGATGTCAAACTTTACGGAGATACGACTGGAGCCTACTGTCTCTGGGACATGTCTGATGACAGGTTAATATTAACCAAAGCAGGGATTGACATCGGTGTTACTGATTACAGCATTGATTTTATTGGTACACCTTCTGTGGCGTTCTTTAGGGTGTTGGACGATGGTACTATTGCATCAGTTACAAACGGAACAATACTTAATGATATTTCAACAACAGCCAATGCAGGGTTTATTAAAGTCCTTGTAGGAGCAAATATTCGATATATCGCATTGTACGAAGCACATACAGGAGCATAAAGTAATAAGGCTTAGGGGGGAGCCTTAATCCCCCCTTTCTATATAAAGGGAGGTACATATGAAAATTAAATTAGGCGAATTGAAACTTAAGCACGATGGGATAGCGGAGATATTAAATGTTCCGCTTCCAGTGAAGACAGCATATTGGTTAAGTAAATGGGCAGTTAGATTAGAGTCGGAGTTACTGGTGTTTGATAAACTTAGATTAGAGTTAATTAGAAAGCATGCCAAAAGTCTTGACGTAGATGGAAACCCAACACGGCTTGAAGGCTCAAACCAGTACAACGTAGACTACGAGGCTTTTGCTGAAGAGTATACACCGTTGGCTAATGAAGAGGTTGAGATAGACCTTAGACCTATTAAACTTGAGGCGTTGGGTGATGTTCAGGTTTCTCCTGGTACAATGGCTAAGCTTGGAGAAATTATTGAGGAGTGATGGCCATGCCATACAAGAGTGAAGCTCAAAGAAGGTATTTTCATGCGGCGGAAAAGCGTGGGGAAATTTCTCATGCCACCGTTGAAGAGTTTGATAAGGCGTCTAAAGGAAAGAAGTTACCAGAGAAAGCAAAGAAGAAAAAGAGAGGTAAGAAGAAATGATTACATCGAGCGGTTTGAAGGGAGCCTCGGCGGTAATATATGCAGGCCCTTGTTGGTATTTAGGTGTAACGTTTGTTGGAGACACAGGGAAGGAACCTACGCTCACCATATACAACAACGCTACAGAGGGTTCTGGTACAGTGGTTGATTTTGTGATGGTGTCGGATGAGTGTCATACAGTTGTAACGAATTATAGCCCTGAGGGCGTATATTGTTCGGCTGGTATTTATGCAAGTTTGTCTGCGGCAGAGGGAGATTATGTAGTTAGATATAGGTTATAGGAAACGTTCAATTTTTGAACATTTACTGGAGGTTAAGGCGATGACTGTGTATATATCGAAGGATGAGTTTTGGCGGGGGGTCGAAGACATTAAACACACTACAAGTGAAACGATAGATGAGCTTTATATACAACTGTTTAATAAAATAGACTCTCTTGAAAAGACCGTTAAAAAGTTGATAAAGGTTATTGAGGACAACGATGCACGTTTAAGTAAAAAAGAGGACTAAGTGAAATTGTGGGGTGACTTTAGTGCTTGCGAACCTAACGGAACTAATTGCTGATGTGCGTAGTTTAATAAACGAAAGTACTGCGTCGTTCTGGACAGACGCAGAGATAACGAGATGGTTAAACGAAGGGCAAGAGATATTCTCAACACAAACCAAGTGCTTACCATCGTACTACAGTAAAACCCTTGTTGCAGATGATATTGAGAATGACCGTGAGATAAGAACCAACTCTGACTTTTTAGCTTTAGATGAAGGTGGGGTTTTCTACAATGGTAAGGCACTTTCTCCAGTTTCATTGAGAGTGTTGGATCAGTGGGTTGGGCCACAGTGGAAGGATAAAACTGGTACACCAACCCACTTTTACCTGCGGGGAGATTTTATAGGGTTCTACCCCAAACCTTCAGCAGGAGCTGAGGTGTCGTACTATGGTATAGAACGGGCACCAACATTAACTGGTACGGTAGTTCCATTAGCTTCAGATTATAGGGTAGTAGCGCTGCGGCGACATGTGCGAGACTATGCGGTAGCTAAGTGCTGGGAGAAGAAAAATGAATGGGGAAAGCGCAATGCACTTTTAGGGGAGTTTGAGCAAGGTATGTGGAACACATTAGCTATAATTAATGGAAACCAAAACGACATGGTAAGGCTTATACCAGAGTATCAACCACGGGGGCAAGGTGCATACTCCATAAGATATGGCAGAACGGATGTGTGGGATTAATGGCGAAGCAGGTATTTAGAATATTAGACAACCTATCACCTTCTCAAGTTAAGCTGGCGACCCTATCTCGCCCTATCGATGGTTTAAATAACATGTTCATCAACGAACTTGGACAGGTTGAGAAGCGCAAAGGATACGTAAAGTACAACACTACCTCTATAGGAGCGAGTCACAAGATTGTTGGATTACACAGATTTTATAAACAAGATACCTCCAGTAAAGAAATGTTGGCCGCTTGGAACACTGGAATATATAAGTTAGCTGAGGCTTCTCCCCACGGGGCTACATTATTAACCAACTGTCCTACTTTGACCGCCGACAAAGACACCTACTTCGCTGACTTTTATAACAACTGTTATATCGTTAACTCAGTAGACTCAGTAATGAAGTACAACATGGTTAAGGTACGATTAGTAGGAATGACCGTGCCAGCAGCGCCGACCTTTGCTTCAAACATCGATGGTGATTTGACTGCAGGCACTTATTGTTATCAAGTAACTTATGTGGATGAGGATGGTTATGAAAGTAATGGTTCGGGTTCATCGGCAGGGATGGCTGCATTAGCCTCTCCCAACGACGGTATCGTAATAACTATACCAGTATCCGACGACCCAAAGGTAA